GAAAGAAAGTAAAAGTATCGAAAACACAATTTCTGATTTTGATACCGCTATTCCTGTATCAATTAATACAAAGGTTAAGACCAATAAAGATTAAAATACGTCAATGGACTAATCGTAATTATGTATATGAGTTATGGTTAGTTAGAAAAAATAAATAATTTATATAAGGGGGTAACACTTATGGCACTAATTAACTGTCCTGAATGCGGAAAAGAGGTTAGCTTGACCGCCGTATCCTGTCCTCATTGCGGATATGGTGTAAAAAAACATTTTGAGGACATTGAAAAAGAAAAAGCATTAGCTGCATATCAACAAACATTAGCATTAAAAAGAGAAAAAACCAATCAACTATTAAAAATTATTATACCAATCGCTATCGTTGTTTTTACTATTATAATTAGTCTAATAGCAAATATCTCAATACTTGCCGAAAGAAAAACTTTTAAATCAACAGACGATATGTACAATTTTTTAACAAGTTGTAAAAATTATGGACTTGGACAAATAATTTCTGATAATGGAATGTTTAACATTGGTGATGAAATAACTCTCCACCCTTCTCGAGGTACTTTTGACTTGCAAGGCGGAAAATATGTAGTTTCTAAATCGGGAGATATAATATACAATTCTGGTAGTTACGAATATGTATATCAAAGAAGAAATTTTCCAATGAACATTGAAGAACCGGCAGATGTTTTAAAGATTGAAGTTCTATCAAGCGATGTAGATGAACAAGGTATGTTTAATGCAGAGTATAAGGTAACAAATACAGGTACACGTTCCTATCGTTTAATTGAATTATCTACTGTATTTACATTGACTGACGGTAGCAAAATGCCAGTAAAAAATGACTTTGAAATTGTCAAAACTGATGATGAGGATAACCTCTTTGTATTAAATCCCGGCGAATCAGGTTATGCTAAAGCTTTTTTAGAAAATGCTCCTGATAACATAAAAAATTCAAGTGTGCATATAAAAAAATTTTATACCGAACAATAAATTATATATGGGGGAATACTTATGAAAAAATGTCCACACTGTAATGGTATATTTTCTGATGACTTCGAGAAATGTCCGCAATGTGATATTGTTCTGTCAAACTATACATCTGATGACAAAGAAAAAGATGATAACGAAATTGAAAAAGAAAAAATACGAAAATTAATTACTATCGGTGCGTTGGTAGCTGCTTTTATTTTAGGTATCGGGTTTAAAAGCATTATAGGTGTAAAACGTACCGATTATGTCAATCTCAAAATTAAAAACGAAGAATTACAAAAGCAATATGATGAATTATCCACTGCAAAGGATGGTTTACAAAAAGAATATGATACATATAAACGTAAAATGCAACCATACGAAGAACAACAAGCAACTGCTGAACAAGCAGCTATCGAAGAACAAAATAAAAAAGCGGCTGAAAATGCTAAACAAGTAGCCGAACAGAAACAGCAAACCGAAGCACATCGTGATAATATGTACGGAATTAGTGATAAAGATATTAATAGTGTCAATGATACTTTTTCCGCCGCAAATGTTCGTAATGATAAAACAGGAAATTGGCGAATATCGAAAATTTCCGAAAATATAAATATGGAAGAATACGCATTAAGTTATTATAAAAAATATTTTAAAAGCGATAGCGAAATTCACTGGATTGTCAATTTTACTTTAAAAACAACAACGTGTATCTCTGTTTCGGGTAATATGCTTTTTGTTGATGTACACGAATATGTAGACGGCGAAGAACATTATGCGGATACTTTAGGCAGTGGAATGACATTATCGAAATTTCACATATATACAGATAATGGAGATATAGAAAAAATACAATAAGTAAAAAATCCCCCTTGCTACGCCAATAGCAAAAGGGATTTAAGAGTGTTATGATATAACCTCAATTCCAAATATAATTATATCATAACACTCCGATAAATACAAGAAAAATCAAATAAAAGGAGTGTTTTTTTAATGCAAAAAAATAATAATATAGGTAACAGATGTGTAATTTATGCAAGATATTCTTGCAGCAACCAAACTGAACAATCAATAGAGGGACAAATGCACGATTGCGAACAATTTGCCGCTCGTAACAATTTGCAAATCGTCAATTCGTATATTGACCGTGCGACAACCGCCACTACCGACAAACGTCCGCAATTTTTGAAAATGATTGCAGATAGTAAACAATGTGTTTTTGATGTTGTTCTTGTTTGGAAATTGGATAGGTTTTCAAGAAACCGATATGACAGTGCCATGTACAAGAAAAAGTTAAAAGATAATGGTGTTCGAGTTATGTCCGCTATGGAAAACATTACAGACTCTCCCGAGGGTGTTTTGATGGAGTCTGTCTTGGAAGGTTTTGCGGAATACTTCTCAAAAGACCTCTCACAAAAAGTTAAGCGTGGTATGAGAGAAACCGCTGCCAAGCATAAAATTACAAACCGTATCCCATTCGGATATTGTAAATCAGAAGAAGATACATACATTCCCGACCCTCATACAGCTAATGCCGTTCGCAAAGTATTTGATATGTATATTACAGGCTTTCGTAAATCCGATATTGCAGATTGGTTAAATAGCAACGGATATAAGACGTCATACGGCAATCAATTCACTTTGACGGCTATTACACCTCTTATCAAAAACACACGCTATATCGGCAAATATTACTATGCTGATAATGAATACACAGACGAAACGCAAAGAATAGTTACTGACGACATTTTTTATAAGGCACAACAAAAAGCCATTGCAAACCAACACGGAGGAAGTTGTAAGGCTATCGAGCGTTATTTACTGTCAAATAAGTTGTATTGCGGATATTGTCATAATAAAATGATTGGTGAATGCGGTAAAAATCAAAACGGATTAGCCTATCATTACTATACCTGTGTCGGACGTAAAAGAAAGCATATATGCAATCGCAAAAATATTAAAAAGAAAGATATTGAACAGTATGTTATCAATGCTATATCCCGTCTGTTAAATGATGAATATGCCATAAATAAAATAATAGAAACGGCTATCAATTATCAGCAAAATGACGTAGAACATATTAACGAAATAAAAGATATTGAAAGCACCATTAAAGAAATAGAACGAAAGATTTCAAATATATTATCCGCTATCGAAGCCGGCATATTTACAGACTCAACAAAGAATAGATTGCAAGAATTAGAAAATCAAAAGACAAGACTAACCCAAGAATTAAATTATAAAAATCAAAGTTCAACGAAAATTCCAAGAACAACATTGAAACAAATATTAAAAAACTTAGACCTCTCCAAAGACGCTACCAATCCCGAAAAACAAAATATTATAGACCTATTAATACATAGAATATATTTATGGCAAGATAAAATATTAATAGTATTTAATCAGTCAAACTTGTGTGATAATGAAATTTCAGTTGATGATACAGACGTAAATACAATAATAAAAACGCTATCCGAGCCTAATGCGTCAAGTTCGGATAGCGTAGAATATGGTACTCCCGACCAGAGTCGAACTGGTGACTAACCCTTAGGAGGGGTTTATTATATCCACTTAACTACGAGAGCAAAACACTATTAACATACCAATATATTATATAATATTTCAAAGCTGATTTCAAGTATTTTCTTATTTCTTTCTTGCAATCACGACAAATCTTTCATTTGACGTATGATACGCACACGTTGAAAGTGTTATAAGGCTATCGCCGTACACTGTATTTACGCCTGTATCATAAAACGAACGTGACTTTGCCTGAGTTACATATTCATTAAACCGCTCCTCCGACTCTATATCCGCATAATCGTAATACTTAAATTCATTACTTGCACCGACTTTAGTCGTAAACGCGGACACAATCTCATATTCGCCTTTATCATACAATGTATCATACATTATATTTTTATGAGCGTCATAAAAGCTTTTATCCTCATAATCGGCAAGTGACGCAAACATTGTACCGTTCTTCATATTATGTGCATAAATAATTTTATTCACCGATTCGTCATTCGACTGATAATCGAGAAAAGGTATACCGCTGAATTGATATTCCTTATTAAAATTCTTATGCAAATAAAATTCATTGTCGCTATACTTTACCACAGGATAATCGACAGGTGTATCGGGAATCTTTATCCACCCTACCATATCATTATTCTGCTGATATAACGAGTAATAACATTCAAGCATACCGTTATCCGCACGTTTATCAATATAACCGTCCGTTGCGTCTGCACGTTCCGTTTTCTCAACCACTTTTTTCAATTCATCAAAACCGCTTTCAGCCTTATGTGAATCATAAAAATATTTTCCGAGATAACCGCAACACCCTACAAATATCAAAACTAAAAGGACCTGTATGACAGTAAGTCGTTTTTTCACTATCATACACGCCCTTTCACTTTAGTTTAGTTGTTTTTTCTCTTTTTAATTTCGATAAACACAAATGCACCTGCCGCAAGAATACCGACTGAAACCAATGCTACGATAGGAGTGTTATCCCCTGTCTTAGGATTGTTCTTTGACGGTTTAGCCGTTGTTTTCGGTGTAGCTGTCGGCTTTGTTGTAGCTTTTGTCGATGAACTTGCTGTTGAGGTTGCTTTCGGTTTTGCGGTCGCAGTTGCAGTATACGGTGTGAATTTAGTTTCAGATTCAACCTTTATCTTTTCACCGTCTGTCAAATTTATAAGATATTCCTCAACTCCGTTTGCAGATGAATTTTTATCCTTTAATGCGATTGTTGATTTTAATTCACCGTTTTCTGTGTAAACATGAACTTTCCCGTTACCTGTCATAGTATATCTGCCCGGGTCAATATCTTCACCGCAAATATATTCGCCCTGTGCCAATGTAACAACACCGTTTTTATCCTCTTTTACAGACGGATTAGTTGTTTCCTTCGCTGTTACTTCCGTTGTCGGTGCGGTTGTTTCTTTTGCAACTTCTTCTGTAGCCTTTGGTGTCTCGGCAGTCTCTGTTTTTTTCACGCTTGAAACAATGCTCCAATCAAGTTTTTCAGCATATTGTGCCGCATCAGAATTTTTCAAGGACTTATTTACCGATACCGTTACATTTATAATTTTGTTTTCAGTATTCGCAGAACTGTTCATTGTTCCCAACGGAACATCTTTATATGTACTGTTATCCGTTTTAGAGTCGTCATTCGCATACGAATAAATAAGCTTATTGTTTGAATCCGTTACTTTTATATTATAATAATTCAAAGCACTGTATTCGTCAGGTGACGGTGTTTTTAAGGCCTCTGGTTTTACATCGTTTGACGTTTTTTCCGACATAGACAATCTCAATTTAAAATCTACCGGATCACCCTCTGCACTTTCGCTTGATATTGTAAGAGTCTGAACAACAGACGACTGTTTAGACAAATCGTCAAGTTTTGTCATCAACGGCTTTATCGATCTCACAGTTTCGCCCAACTGATCAGGTGCATATTCATATGTAACAGGGGTTGACTTACTGTCATTATTTTTTATAGATACGCTTGAATTTGGTGACGCAAATACAGATACCGACATACATATTGTCATAACTGCCGCAATCATACCCGAAAGCACTTTTTTCATAATTCTCGCTCCTTATATTTACTTTAATATTTTCTTCATACTACATATAGTATATCACATTCTTTTTTAATTGTCACTACTGTAATTGTTAATTTATTGTTACGAATATTGTTATATTCCGCATTTTATGGTATAATCAATTAAAACGAGGAGGTATAAAATGAGTTCAGATTCAAATTACGAAAAACTTTCCGATGAATTACAAAACAAAATAAATACAGAACTTTTTGACGGCAACGGTTTTAAGGATAACGCAATCCGCCGTATTGACAAGGAACACGACAGAGCCACTCTTTGGCGGCCTGCGTTTGTGCGTGACGTTGAAAAAATTATGCACAGTCCATATTACAACCGCTATGCCGACAAAACACAGGTATTTTCTTTTTATAAAAACGATGATATTTCACACCGTGCTCTGCACGTTCAGCTTGTTTCAAGAATTGCGCGAAATATAGGCAGAATGCTTGGTCTTGACCTTGATTTAATAGAGGCTGTCGCACTCGGTCACGACATAGGTCACACACCGTTCGGTCACGCGGGCGAAAAATTCTTAAACAAATCATATCATGCAAATACGGGACGATATTTCAATCACAACGTACACAGTGTGCGTGTGCTTGATAAAATATTTAACCTCAACATCAGCCTTCAAACACTTGACGGAATACTTTGTCACAACGGTGAGTTCGAGTGCAAAGAATACCGTCCGTCAAAGCTTGACAATTTCAAGGATTTTGACGCAAAGGTTGAAGAATGTTATATTGACCAATCCGCAATAGACCGACTTGTACCGTCTACGCTTGAAGGTTGTGTTGTCAGAATTTCGGATATGATTGCTTATATCGGAAAAGACCGCCAAGACGCTATAAAAACCAAGCTGATTGACAGTGAAAGTGTTTTCGCCGAAAGTGAAATAGGCAAATACAATGCGGCTATTATAAATAATCTTATTGTAAATATCGTTGAAAACAGTTACGGCAAAGATTTTATACAGCTTGATGAAAAGCACTATCAAGCACTAAAAAACAGTAAAAAAGACAATTTCCGTGTTATATATCAAAACAGCAAAATTTCTGACGTATACGACAAAACTATTGAACCGATGTTTGAGGAAATATACAATAAGTTGCTTTATGATTTAAAAAATGACATAAAATCATCGCCGATATTCAAGCATCATATTGAATTAATCGACTATTCAAACAGATTTTCGGGATACGAATATACAAAAAACAGTGATTTTAATGATATTGTGACGGATTACATCGCAAGTATGACAGACGACTATTTTATCGACTTATATGAGTATTTATTTAATAAACAAGCACCCGTAAAATATATATCATACTTCGATAATGTTTAAAAATCAGAGATATTTTTAAAAAGATTTTATTTTTCTATTGAATTTTTACAATTAATAGTGTATAATATATTTAACATTGTTTGAATACAATGT